AAGCAAACTTAGTAATGGCATCTGCTGGAGCTAATTTTTATTCTGGAGTTAACAATATGAAATTCCCAGTATTTTCATCTATTAATTCTGGATTCGTTGCTGAAACTGGAGGCTCTGCTCCGGCGGCTAATGGAACTGCAACATCATTAACATTAAGCCCAAAGAAATGTATTTCTATTGTAAATGTATCTGCTGAAGCTATTGCTCAAAATGCATCTATTGAAGCTGCATTAAGAAGAAACATGGCACAATCAGTTGCTGCAACTATGGAATCAGCATTTTTAGCTACCTCTGATGTTTCTAATGCACCAACATCTTTACTTGCTGATGCAACATCTGTTGCAACATCTGAAATTTCTGTGGCTAACGTTGAGAAAATGGAAACTGATGCATTAGCTGCTGACGTTAATTTAGAAGGAGCAAGAATGGCTTACATTATGAATCCAGCTGCTTATGCTGATGTAAAAAACTTAGCTCAAGTTGCTTCTGTTTCTGCATTGTATGATCATGCTGATAAGAGATTAAATGGATATTTTTCATTTATAACATCAAACCTAAATTCTGGTGGAACAGCTTCTAAAACTGCGGCTTTATTTGGTGACTTTTCTAAAGTTCACATTGCTCAGTTTGGTGGTTTAGATGTAATTTATGACATTTACTCTGGTGCTGGAACTGGTGAGCCAAGATATGTACTAACATCTCTTGTTGATGCTGGAGCAGTACAAGCAAGTACTTTCCAAAGTAACGTAGAGGCTTAGTATTAATACTTAATTTTAAAAAGGGGTGGTGGACTTACCATCATCCCTTTTTTTATAACTAAATAATATGAAAACATATCAAGTAATAACAGCGGCAAGTACATTTCCAGTAAGTTTAACAGAGGCTAAAAGTCATTTAAAAGTTGATACAAGTGCTGATGATACTTATATTGAATCTATTATAAAAGCTGCAACTCAATTAACTGAAGAGTACACAAATAGATTTTTTATAAATACAGTAATTCAACAATATGCTAGTAGTTTTGCTGAATTACAAACTTTATTTAAAAGTAAAGTTAATTCAGTTGATAGTGTTTTATATTACGATAGTGATAATAGCTTACAAACATTAAGTGCTAGTGTTTATGATACTCAATTAAATTATGAGCCATCACAAATACAATTAGCTGATGGGCAAAGTTTTCCAAGCATAACAAAAAGAAATGATGCTGTTAGAGTAAGATACACAGTTGGTTATGGAAGTTCAGCTAGTGATGTTCCAGAAATTATAAAACAAGCTATTCTTTTGACAATTGGAAATTTTTATCAAAATAGAGCAAGTGTAATAACTGGTAAAACTGCAACTGAATTGCCAATGAATGTTAAATGGTTGCTTGATACTTATAAAGTACAAATAGTAGGATGACAATAGGCGAATTAGATAGAAGAGTTGAAATACACAATGTTAGCACCTCAGCTAATAGCTATGGTGAACTAACAAGAAGTTACTCTTTATTTCGTACAGTTTGGGCTGCAATAGAATGGAAAGGCGGGAGTGAAGGTGTTGATCAATCAGAAAAAATAACTGGAATGACTAAGTTGCATATTTATATTAGAAACTTAGATATGAGCAATTTGTCTTTGCAATCAAGATTAACTTATGAAAGCAAGTATTACTTTCCTAAAGTAATTAATCAAATAGATGGTAGAACTGCATTTTTAGAAATAATTTGTGAAAATAAAGATTAATGGCTTTATACGAAAACAATAATAGTATCAAAATGTTTGGCGTTAAAGAATTAAATGATATGTTTAATGATGTGCCAAAGCAAATAAATAAAGATGCTTTATGGTCACATTTTTTTAACAAAATATCTAAGCCTTTAAGAGATAAGGCAAAACAAAAAGCTGATGCTATTTCAGCAAAGAGTAAAAATGGAACTGGTCAATTAGGAAAAAGTATTGGTTTTTTTAGAACAAGAGCAAGTAAAAAATTTAAAGGAGGCTATGTTGGACCAAGAGTAAAAGGTAGATTTGCAAAAAAAACAGAAGGTTATAAAGGAAGTAATAAAAAGAAAATGTATTCTTTAAGTGGTTTTTATGGAGCATGGATTGAATATGGAAAAGAAGTTAAGTTTGGCGGCAAAGGATTTGGAAAAAAAAGCCAACCTTTTATGCAACCAGCTTTTGCAGAAACAAAAAATATTATGATGAATAGAGCAATGAAAGACGCAGAAGAAGTTGTTGCAAGAGCAATAAAAAGGCATGAAAAAAGATTGCAAAAATATGGTAAATATGGATATTAAAAAATGCAAATAGGAAAATCAATATATAATATTTTATATAATGGAGGTAGCGGTGATGTTTTTGACTTAGTAGGAACAAGAATATTTCCTAATGTCGCACCACAAACAACACAATTTCCTTTTATAATTTATGATGTAACTGGTGTGCAGCCTAATGATACAAAAGATGGGACATCAACATTAGATACAAATAGTGTTATGATTTCTTGTTATAGTGAAACTTATTCACAAGCATCTGATTTAGCTCAAAAAGTTAGAGTTGCAATGGATAGAATTAATGAAGGAACTTATGGAGGCGAACAAATACAATCAAGTCAATTTCAAAGTTACAATGATATTTTTGACGATACTAGCGGTGATGCTGGAATTTATAGAAAGGCTTTAGATTTTGAGATTAGACAAATTAATCCAACAAGTTAAATAAATAAATTATGAAAATAAAATTAAGTAAAAATTGGAGGCATTCTGGTCAAGTAATAATGGCTGGAACTGAAATAGAAATAAAAAATGAAGAAACTATTGCTTTTTTAAAAGATAATGGTTACTTAAAAGAAAAAAAAGAAAAAAAGGCAAAAAAAAAAATTGCCGAAGAAAATAATTAATTAATATAAAAAATAAAAAGAAATGGCTATTTTAAATGGAACTGAATTGAAAGTTTATAGTGCTGGGACAACTAATCTTGTTGCCTTTGCTCAAAACTGTACTCTGAATGTAAATCATTCACCAAGAGAAATTACAAACAAAGAAAGTGGTGGATTTAAAGAAATCTTAGAAGGATTAAGAGATTTCTCTATTGATGTTGATGGTGCTTATGCTTGGACTAATGCAGCTGGTGCTGCTTTAACAAATGGAGTAGATGATACTTTAGAAACTAATGTTTTAAATGCAAGACAAGCTGTAACATTTATATTTGGTGATACTACAACAACATCTGATGTAAGTTATTCTGGAAGTGGTTTTATCACATCTGTAAGTTTTACTGGTGGAACTGAAGACACAGCTACTTATAGTTTGACAATAGAGGGTACTGGTGTTTTAACTCAAGCAATACAATAACAATTTAGGTGAAGAGCTTTGATACTTTTGTTTAGTATCATTGCTCTGATCCTTACTAAACTAAACAAAATGAATTATACTTTTATAGAAATAAATAAAAAAAAATTACCTATTAAATTTGGTTTTAATGCTTTGCGTAAATACAGCTCAAAAACAAATACTAAGTTACAAGATTTAGATAAACTTGGTGTTGACATGACTTTAGATAATGCTTTAACTCTTATTTATTGTGGCATTGAGGATGGTTATAGAGCATCAAAGCAAGAATGCAAATTAACAGTTGATGATTTAGCTGATTTAATAGATGGTGATTTTGATAGTATTGGTAAAGCTATGGAAATTTTAGCTGAACAAATGGGAGGTAGAAACGAAAAAAAGCCGAAAGCCAAGAAGTAAATAAAAAACTTTCTTGGCGTGATTTAGAAAAAATTGCTTTCGGTTATTTAGGTATGGGAGTACATGAATTTTATAACTACTTACCTAAACATTTTTGGAACAAGTTAGATGGCTTTTATGAGCTTGAAAACATAAGAGAAAAAGGAAGATGGGAAAGAACAAGATGGCAAACAACTTTATTGCTAAATATACAAATAGCAAAAGGTAAAAAGTTAAAGCCAACTGATTTGATTAAATTTGACTGGGACAAAAAAGAAACAGAAGTAGATTATAAAAAACTAAAAGCAAAAGCGGAGTTTATTAAAAAAATGAGTGAGCATGGCAAATAAAAGTATAGGATTATTAACTATTGCGTTTGGAGCTGATTTAAGAGGCTTTGACAAAGCAATGAAAAAGGCTCAAAGAAGTATCAAAAAATTTGGTACATCTATGCAGCGAACTGGTCAAAATTTAACAAGAAACTTAACATTGCCATTAGCTGCATTTGCAGCCGCATCTGTTAAGGCATTTGATACTCAAGCTAAAGCTGAAACTAAATTGCTAACAGCATTAAAAGGGCGTGAGGATATTCAAAAAAGATTAATTGCTCAAGCAAAAGAGTTACAAACTAAAACATTATTTGGTGATGAGGAAACAATAGCGGCTCAAGCTATGTTAGCAACAATGGGATTAGAGGAAGATGCTATTATGAGGCTTATTCCTTTAGTGCAAGACATGGCAACTGCAAAAGGAATGGATTTAGTACAAGCCGCAGATTTAGTTGCAAAATCGGTAGGTAGTTCAACAAACGCATTAAGTAGGTATGGAATAACAATAACTGGTGCGGTAGGTAGTCAAGAAAGATTAAACACAGCAACTGAGGCTTTAAATAGAGCATTTGGTGGTCAAGCTGAGGCAATTTCTAAAGTAGGTGCTGGATCATTAGTACAATTAAAAAATCAATTTGGTGATTTGATGGAAGAAATTGGTGAAAAGCTAATGCCATTAATTTTAAAATTTGCTAATAAACTTAAAGATATTGTTGTTGCTTTTACAAGTTTAGATGACAATACTAAAAATGTTATTGTGACAATAGGTATTTTACTTGGAGCTTTAGGTCCATTATTATTAATAGTAGGTAAATTAACAATTGCCTTTGCTGCATTATTTAGCCCAAGTGGAGCAATATTAGTTGGAATCTTAGCATTAGCGGCTGCATTTGTATATTTAACAGATAATTATGAGGCTTTTAAGGAAAGATTATCTGATTGGACATGGTGGAGAAATGCTTTAATAGAAGCAGCTGCGGATTTTGTTGATATATTAGGGGGTAGATTAGGAGGTGCATTTGGCATATCTGATTCAATAAGAGAGTTAAAAGTAGATTCTAAAGATTATATACATGAATTTGGGACTTTCGCTGATGCAATAAAAAACAAAGCAGAAGATTTAAGTGATGTATTTAAAAATATTGGTAAAAGTTTTGGCATAAGTAGTGTAGGTGTTAGTAACAGTAATGATAATGGTAAAATCCCTTTTTTAAGTGCAATAAATCCACAAAAATTTATTGGACCATTAAATCAAGTTGGTAAAACAATAACAGAGCTTACACAAAAACAAAAAGAGTTTAATGCTGCTATGTCTATGTTTGAAAATATTATGTCAAGTGCAATGACAAGTGCTGCTTATAGCACAAATGGTTTTTTTAAAGGATTTATAGATAATATAAAACAATCTATAAAACAATTATTAGTTCAATTAGCTGTTTCTTTAGTTATTAAATCTTTATTTGGTTTTGATGTTACTAAATACAAAACAGCTTTTGAAGCTGCTAAAGCTGGTGTTTTAGGATTAGCAAATGGGGGATTAGTAACTGGTCCAACAATGGCTTTAGTTGGTGAAGGAGCTGGAACAACTGCAAGTAATCCAGAAGTAGTTGCTCCATTAGATAAATTAAAAGGAATGCTTAATAATAAAGGAACACAACAAGTTGAGGTTTATGGTCGTATAAGTGGAAATGATATTTTTATTAGCAATCAAAAAGGAGGAATTAACAGATTAAGATCAGTTTAATTTATGGCTTTAGCAAAACAGTTTTATTCTAGCTTTAAGAGTTACAATGGCTGGGAATACTATCTAGAAATATGGGTAGAAAGTTATTCAGGTAGTGCCTCAGAAATATCTTTAGGAGTATCAGGACCAGTTATAACTTATGGAACTGATCAACAAGATAGATTTAGCCCAATTTTATCTAGTAAACTAGAGTTGCCTTTTATGGTAACTAATACTACTGAAGATGCTTTTATAAAAAACATTAGAGAGCAATTTAATGAAAGAGATGTTTATATTCACTTATATAGAGCTAATTCTAGTGATTATAGTTCAGTAGCTCCATTATGGTCAGGTTATGTTTTAATGGATTTGAGTGCATCTCCTGATTTATATTATCCTTATCCAGTTACATTAACTGCAATTGATGGTTTAGCATTATTAAAAGAAATTGATTTTGTACAATCTGGAACAGCTGGAAGTTATAGTGATTCTGATATGTATTCTAGCAATGGAAGGTTTACTTATTGGATTAAAGAAATATTATTAAAAACTGGAGCTTCAACAACTACACAAGGATCAACACAAGATTATAAATTTACTACTGCTATAAATTGGTTTAATAGTGTAATGCCTACTATAACACAATCTACTGATCCATTTTATCAAACTAAGTGTGGAACTAAAATGTTTTTTAGTAAAGATTCTGATGGTAATTTTACTGTTGTTAATTCTTATGATGTTTTACTAAATTTATTAAAACATTGGGGTGCTAGAATTATATATTGGAAACATATATTTTATATTGTTCAAATTCAAGAATACAACACAGCAGAATCTGGAACTTATGCAAATCCTGACAACATAAATACTAGAACTTATACTAAAACTGGTGCTTTTGATAGTTCTTCTGATAATTTAGGTGATTCATATTGGACAAGATATAATTTATTAATTGATGATGTAACTGGAGGAATACAAAAATTAGCTGGAAGTCAATTTAATTATTTACCTCAATTAAAAAGAACACAAGCTAACTTTTTAGATTATGGGAATAAAAATTATTTTGGAGGTATTCCATTTGATTTAACTACTGGAGAAACTGATGTAATTTTACAAAGTACATTTGAAGATGTTAGTTCTGATGGTGCTATGCTTTTAATTATACCTTTGGATGTAACAATAGTTCAACAATATAATGGCTCACTTGATTTAAGAATATTTTTTAGATTATTTATTACTGATGGTGCTACAACTTATTACTTACGTTATGACGCAACAAATACTCCAAATTATTATTGGGAAAGTAGCACAACTGTTAACTTAAATAATAATCAAACTAGATGGTATAGCAAATTAGATAATTTAATAGGAACTCAAACAAAAATTGGTTTTCATGAATTGATAGAATTTAAAGATTCTGGAGGCTCTGCACTTAATTTAAGTGGTGAATGGAAAGCCTATATTGACATTGATAATTGGGTGCAAAATATTGCAAGTAGTTTTTATTTCTATGCGTCTGTAAGTGGTACGGGTGGGCAAAGTACTAAAGTATATGTACCATCTTTGACAACTGTTTATTATACAAATACACTAAATTCTAATTATCAAACTACTATAAATACAGTTGTATTAGGAACAACAAATTCACAAATTACTGGGATTAACACTTATCCAAATAATAATATAATTAGTTACCAAACATCTTTAAATATAAATCCATTTGAAGGTAAATTTTTAATTGTTAACACAAGTGCAAGTGGAGCTATTTATGGAAGTCAAGTAATGATAACTCCATTAACTACAACAAGTGATGTTGAGGTTGTTGATTTTGGTGATTTAATATGGGGTGATACATTATTTGCAAGTTCTGAAGGTAGTTTAAAAGTTTGGAATGGAAGTGCTTTTGTCAAATCAAATGTGACTGGAACATGGGGGTTAGGCTCAACAAGTGGCTCTAATAGTTTTACAGAAATGCTATTAAGTGAATATTTGTTTGGACAAACAAAAGTTGTAGAAAGTCCCTCAATGCAATTAGTAATAGGTGAAACAAATAAAAATCAAAATGATGGAAGTGGCTCTAGACCAAATTATGTAAATCCAATAGGTAGATTAAAAGGATATAGTGCTACTGGTACAACTCCTTATTATATATTTAAAAGCGGCTCATTTCATTTACTAAGAGATGAAATTGATTATGAAGGTTATCAAATTATAAGAAACACAGAAACAGTAACAAAAACAGATAACATTATTATTGGTCCAGATGTGCTACAAGATAAAACAAATAAGATAAGTCAAAAAACTCCTGTCTCAAATACTTTAGCTGCAAAACTTACTCAAAATAGTTTTATCTCTACTATATCATCAACTAAAAGTGCTTATGGAAATGACATTGCTGTTAATGGTATTTTTGCTAGTGATTCTAGTTGGACAAAAGGAACTGGTTGGAGCATAGCAAGTAATAAAGCATCTTTTTCACCAACTGGCTCTACAAGTGATATTAAACAAGATACTTTAACAAACGCATTAACATATAAAATAACACTATCTGTTTCTGTTAGTGCTGGAGGTTTATCTGTAAAAGCTGGTAGTTCTGGAAATGAAACTGTTTTAAGTACATCTGGAACTTATGATATTTTTTCAACTTGTTCTGGCTCAACTGATGTAATTTTTGAAGCAAGTGCAGCTTTTGAAGGTTATATAGAAAAAGTAGTTGTAAAACAACAAGTGCCGATTACTAGCATAAATATTAATGCTATTGGTGCTGCGGTGTTTAAAGCTAATGATGTATTAAATATTGCAAATTTTGATAGTAATGAAATAAATGAATTTACAGTCAGCTCAGATCAAGGAGCAAGTGATACTAGTATTGCTGTAACAAGTAAACTAATAACAGAGGATATACCTGAAGGCTCAATTATACTTATAAATCAAAATGACTTAGCTGCACAATACCAAAACAAAACAAAAGGAACAGTTGCTGGATTTACTATTGATGCTGATGGTATTGCAAAAGGTGGTGTTGAAATAACTGGTTGGCTTGATAGTGATACAATGAGTGGTGCTACTGCAAATAATGTTCCAACAGCCGAAAGTGTAAAAGCCTATGTAGATGCCCAAGTTGGAAGTTCAGATACATTACAAGAGGTTACTGATAATGGAAATACAACAACTAACAGTATAATGATTGGTAGTTCATCAAGTCCAAGTCAAAAATTAGAAGTTGAAGGAGGAAGGATTAAAATTTCATCATCTGGGACACAACAATTATTGTTTGGAACTGATGCAACTATTGAATTTGGCTCTGATAGCAATATTCAAGTAAGAAGAACATCTTCAGATTTACAATTTAAAACTGGAGGCTCAGAAAAAATGCGTCTTACATCTGATGGTGATTTGGCTATTGGTCGGACTACTGCAAGTGAAAAGTTAGATGTTCAAGGTAACATAATATTAAGAGGAACAAACAATCTAACAATAGGTTCAACAAGTTCTGGTGGTGATTTTAGTTTGTCAAGTGGCATAAGGGGTTACAAATTTGCAAACAACAATGGTGATTTATTGACTTTGTCTTCTGATGGAAATTTAACAATAACTGGCTCTGGAAGTTTTCAAGGTCAAGTAACAATACCAGCTACTCCAGTTGCCTCAACAGATGCTGCAAGTAAAAGTTACGTTGATGCTCAAGTTGGAAGTTCAGATACGCTTGAAGAAGTTACAGCAAATGGAAATAGTACCTCTTATGGAATATCATTTACAAGTACAAATTTTAGTGTTGGTCAAGCTAAAATAGGATTAAAAGCTTCAAATAACCTAGTTTATCTAAGAGGTGGAAGTGGTGGATTATTTTTACAGAATGGGGATGGAACTGCTGCACATTTATTAAATAGTTCTGGAAATCAAATTTTTGAGGTAGGTAGTTCAGAAAAAATGCGTCTTACATCTAGCGGAAATATTGGTATAAATACGTCTAACCCAGATAAACTTTTAGAAATTTTTAATGGTGATTTAAAAATTGGTGATAATTCAAATAGTGCAAGAAGAATATTTTTTGAAAGAAATACTTTAGACATAGGAAGTTTAGGAACAAATAATTCTGCTTTAACATTAAAAGCTTTAGACAATAATGATATATCATTGGAAGACGATTCTGGAAATGGGTTAATTGTAAAAAATGGCGGTAACGTACTTATTGGAACAACAACTGATGATGGCTCAAATAAACTGCAAGTTAATGGAGGTGCTAAAATTAGTGATACTAATGGCTCGGCTTTCATAAGTGGTGGTAATATAAATTTAACTGATTCTGGTGGAGGAACTATGTTGATTTTTGATTCTTCTAGTGGTGATGGCGTTGTTAGATGGGAAGATGGTAATACCCAAAAATGGGATATGGGAAGAGATAATACCGATAATAGTTGGGCATTATCTAACACAACTGGTTTAGGAAGTAGTAATGTTTTAACTTTTGCACACTCAACAGGTAATGCAACATTTAGCGGTCAAGTAACTGGAACAACTGCAAGATTTAATGGGAGTACAACTGATTGTTTGACTATTGCTTCAAGTTCAGGTGCTTCATATGGTTTAAAAATATTTAACAATTCTAATACAGATACATCAAGTATAATAAATCATTATTCTGGCTCTTTAGTTTTTGGGACAAGTAACACAGAAAGAATGAGAATTTCAGATTCAGGAAATCTACTTTTGGGAACAACAACTGATAGTAGTGAAAAGCTACAAGTTGCTGGTAATTTATTATTGAAAAACACATCTAATACAAACTTATTATTAAGAAATGCTGGTGGCTCTAATAATGCTTTAATTTTCTGGCAAAAATCAACTGGGGCTGATGAATGGTATTTTGGTCAAACTAATGAAAATGACGATATTAAAATATATAATTATGACAATGACTCATTTCATGTTATATTTAGAAAAAGTGGCAACACAGAATTTCCAGATAACGCAAAGATAGGTATTGGTAGTGATAATGATTTACAGTTTTATCATGACGGCTCTGATAGTTATATAAGGGCATATAACAATGATTTAATAATCATGCAAGACACTGCTGACAAAGATATTATATTTAAGGCAGACGATGGTAGTGGTGGTCTTGCTACTTATATGACTATTGATGGTGGATCAGGCTATACAAAAGCTACTAAAGATATAAGATTTGATGACAATATAACAGCAAGGTTTGGTACTGGTAGTGATCTTACTATAAAACATGATGGTACAGATTCAATTATAAATAATGCAGTTGGAGATTTAATTATTAAAAACAGTACAGATGATAAAGATTTAAAACTACAATGTGACAATGGTAGCGGAGGAACAACAACTTATATACAACTTGATGGTAGC